GTATTTTTTAGAATAATCTTTCCATTCGTTTACAAATTTTTCTGTAAAATCAGTTTGTCTAATTAAATTTGAGGTATATCTTTCTTTAGCAATTGCTTGTATTTTTTTATAAGCTTCTCCAGTTAAATTTAGTTCTGATAATTTAGATACATCTATACCTGTAATATCAGATATTAATTTTTTCTGCATATCTAAATTTAGTTCTGTTACTTTTTTAACTTCATCAATAGCAGATTTTTTAACTTTACCTTTTTTAAAACCTACAAAAGTATCGCCAGTTACAGGACTTGTTGAAACTTCTTTAGCTGTTTGACCTACTATAGTAGTAGGATCAGTGTTACCTAAATTTTGTTTTATAAATTTATTAGCATCTAATTCATTTAATCCTAAGCCACCTTCATCTTTAGATTTCATTAATTGATCTTTCATTTCTTTTAAAAGTTGATCATTATCTAAATTTTTACCAGCACCTTCTTTATATGAATTAACAAAATCTTTTATTACTTTTCTTGATAATGCACCAGTTTCATTTAACCCGGGAATAGAAGATTTTAAACTTAAATACATTCTTTTAGCTTGATTCATTACAGGGAACATTAATTTAGTTGCTCCACCGGTAATTCCTCCCATAACTATTGCTTGTTTAATCATATCTGCATCAGTCATATCTTGATTTTGATTATAATAATCTTGACCAATCTTCATTTTGAAATATTCGCCTACAGCATTAACCATACCTGTATTAAAAGCTACAGCATTAGGTCCACCTGCAGCTGAATAATAACCTGCAACCATATCAGCTAAAATTATTGGTATATCAGCAGTATAACCTTGTACGTCTTTTTTCCACTCGCCAGGCTCATTAAATAATCTATATTTATTATCTCCACCTAATTCATTTGGTATTTTATAGATAGCTCTCTTTTTACCATCAGCAAACTCTTTTAACTGAACATGAACATCTGGTCCTTTATAATTTAAACTATAATATTTACTTTGTTGATCCTCGGGCAAAGAATAAAGAATTGCATTTTTAATTGATTTTTCATTATCTCCAGTTAGACCAGCAAATGACATAGATATACGTGCTTTAGAGGGTGCACCTTCATCAGGATTTATACCTTCAATTTTAAATATATCATCGGTATCTAAATATTTATTTATATTAGAATAATTTTCTATAATAGAGCTTCTATTTAAAGTTTTAGCAAGATCAACATCGTTTTCTGCAACTTTCTTTCTTACATCAAAAATAGTATTTTTAGCTAAATCTATATCTACACCTGTAGTATATTTTGAATCTAAATCAGTTTGTGCTCTATTAGCTAAATCGTTTTTAATTTTAAGCCAAGTTTCTGGATTTTTATTAGATTTAATTAATTCAACAGCATCATCATAAGTTGCATATGAGCCATTATCTTTTGTTTTAAACCAATCTAGAAAATTTAAAATTGTTGTTTCTTCTTCTGTAGCAGCTTTAGTTGCCTCTATATCTTTCGCTTCGTTTTCTGCTGTTGCAATTAATTCTTCTCTTGACATAGTTCATACATATTATTGTGGTATATTTGGTGAGGTTTCTAAATCTTTAAGTGCATCATTTATTTGATCTTCATTAGTTTTTTTATCTCCAGAAACTACCGGAGCTTCTATTACAGTACCTCCGCTGCTTAAATCAGAAGAAGTAACTTTAGAATATTTATCATATCCACCTAAGTCTATAGATGCTGCAGCTTCCGCAAGAGCTAAAGGAGAAAAGTCACCTTCACCTGTTGAGTATTTATTATAGTCTTGTTGAAAACCAAGTTTAGCAGCTTCTGCATATAATTCATCTTTATTATATGAATTTATTAAATCAGCTCTAATAAAATCTGCTCCTTTAGTGTTAAATTCATCTTCAAATGATAAATTTTTTTCTAAACCTTTTCCACGTGAAAAAGAATTCAGATAATCATTTTTATATGAGTTTATTTTATTAATAGCATCTTGTGTTCTTAAAGAATAAACAAATGCTAATGGTGAATTTTTTTCTGTTGGAAATGTATTTCTTTTAATTTCTACATCTTTATCTGATACAGGTACTAATTGTCCAATATCTCCTAATACCATAGAATCAACTAATTTAGTTACTTGTTGTAAATAAGTTGCTTCATTTTCAATTTTATTAAAAAATTCATTATCTGGTTTTATTCCAGATGGAAGTATATCCGCAAAAGCTTGTAAACCTTTTGGAAATCTAGAATAAATTAAACCAACAGGAATTTGTCCTGAATCAATAATTTGTTTAGCTGTTAGTTTTTTAAGTTGATCAAAATAAGTTTTATTTTGTGAAGCTTTGCTAAGACCTTCATATTCTTTAAATAATTTTTTATATAAAGGTTGCATTTGAGTAGTGGTAGCTTCATCTCGTGCTATGTTTAATTTAAGCATTTCAAGTAGTTGTTTATTTTTATTTGCTTCTAATTTAGCTGCTTCAGAAAGTTTTTTTGCTTCTATTGTATCTCGTTTAGTTTGTATTGCCTCTGATTCTAAAAATCCTTTTTTCTGACCCCCGGCTATAGTACCTACTGCTGACTTAGCTTGAGTTATAGGAGTATATGAAGAAGCATCAATAATAGTATTTAAACCAGAAAGAAACATAGCTCTCTTTTCACGGTCATCATAGACAGTTTCTAATTTTTTCTCTGCACCTTCTGCAATATTTGTAAAAGCTTCTCCTACACTATTTACAAAAGTTTTAAATCCACTTTCTTTTTTTTCACCAGTATCAACTTTTTTATTTTCTTCTTCTAAAGCCTTACCAGTTACTTCTACTTCCATTTTTTCTGATTTAGGAACAGTGCCTTTAGATCCTGCTAATTGTTCTTCTACAGTCATTAATACATTTAAATCTTTTAATTCTTGAACTTTTTTTCTTTCTTCATCAGATAATTTACTTTCATCTAAATTAATTTTTTGAAGTCCACCTGGGTTATTATCATTTTCTGCAAAAAAAATAGCCATTAATTTACCTTTTTAAATTCAACATCTATCTTAGAGTAATCGACCATTAAGTAACCATCGTCATTTACTATAGAAGCTTCTGGTACTTGATGTGCCATTACACCTTGATATGTTACATCATCACCTTTATATTTAAAGTTATAAATATTTATTCCACTAGGAGATTGACCAACTAATTGAATATTCTCTTTAGCTCTAATATCTGACATTGCAGCAAATGCTTGACCTACTCCTGCTATTTGTGCAAATGGACTAGGAGCTCCAACTGGTGTTCCTACTAACGCTGATCTTTCTTCTCCATAAGTTCTAATAGGTGCACCTGCTAAAGCACCAACCATTTGTCTTACTTGACCAGCAGGGTATTCTCTTTCTTCAATGAAATCTCTATAAGCTTCAGTTAATCCAGCTTGTTCTATTCCTCTTGATAAACTTCCAGCTTGACCTAAACCTTGTGCAGCACCAGCAAGTCCTGATAATTGTGCTTGAGCAGCACCTAACTGTGCAGCACGATCAGCAGCAAATCTTTGTGCGCCTGATTCAAAACCAGCTTGTCTTAATCTAGCTGATGTATCAGCAACTTGATCGAAATATCTTTCTCTACCTAAAACTCTTTCAATACCTTCTCTTTCTCCACCAAAAGCTCCTGCTCCAATTGCTTGCGCAGCCATTCCTCTTTGTTGCTGACCGTATGCTTCTCCTAAATCAGATAAAGTAGATTGTATAACTGCATTTTGATATGGATTCATATACTGTTGCATAGTGGCAGTATCATAAGTTTGTTGTCCGATTTGTGCTAACTGACCTGCTTGTGGTAAAATTTGATTTGTAAATACATCAGATGCAGCTTGCTCTTGTGGACTTAGTTGAGCTACACGTTGACCAGTGTATCCTTGATAAGGTTGAGTAAATACATTTTCTGCTTGTCTTAATGTACGTTCTTGAATTTCTTTAAAGTATTCTGGTATTTGCGAAGTAACTGTTTGTTGACTTGGCGCTTGAACTACTGTTGTTGATGGTTTAAAAAGACTACCCATTGATTATATATGTTCCTCCGATATTTTTATATCCTAATTTAATAAAGGCGTTATGTTTTCTTTCAACGTCTTTACCTTGAGTTATTTCGCATAAAGCAGTTAATTTTTTACTTTGTGCGTATTCTTTAAAAACTATCATTATAGCTCTAAAGATATGAAAATTACGATATTTAGGATTAACATGTAACCATAGACTTCTTAGAAATCTTTTGTCGCTATACCATGTTTCATCTACAGCGGCAGCCATAGTTCCTACAATAACATTTTCATATTCTACTACTATAACAAAACTATTTCTAATGTAAAATATAATATGATCAAGTAATTTCTTATTATTTACGTTACCAAAATTATATGGTGATTCTGGAAGCCAAGTCTTTAAAAGCTCTCGAATACGTACAGCATCATCAATACGAGCTTGTCTAATCTTATATTTATCTTTTTCCATCAGGTCTAATATTGATTCTTAATGTACCAAATCGCCAATTACTACCTAATTCGTCACTTTCTATTTTTACTGAAGATTGTCTTCCTCTTGTTCTTGTATTATAAAATGGTGTTGTATTAGACACTGTAATGGTTTCTCCTGTGGTTCTAGAGCTATTAGGATAATCTCTAGTAGATATAGTTATATTAGCATTACCAGTTTGATTTTTAAAATCTGGTATAACTTTATTAATAAAACTAAAATTTTCTCCATCTGCTATATCACCATCACCTGATTCAATAAAAGCTGTAATTGCTGATCCATCTGCATCAACTCCATCTTCGTGACGATAAATTAAACTTCTTCCGGGAGTAAGTCCATATATTGTAGTTAAAGTTGCTATGTTTGAATTAGGTAAATATTCAGTCCCTAATGGATTTAATTCAACTCCATTATCTATCCACGTTGTTCTACTAAGACTTCCAAAATACCAACTATTTTCTAAATAATTATAAATTACATATTTATCAATTGTATTTGAATTAGAAGAACAGTAATACCAAATAACTTCTGAAAAATCAGAAGTTTGACCTGCATAAACTTGTTGATATTGTGATTTATTTATATCATTAAAAACATGATTTAAAATAGGACAAGGTATTTCTTGAACAGCACCAGCATATCTAAAAAACTGTCCATCAGACATCCAATAAGCTATATCATCAATTACAATAGATCCATTTAATGAAACAGATCCACAATCATTTCCTAATTGTCTAAAACCAAATATAAAAGGTGGACCTATAAAAGACATTGAGTGTAAAGTTGTATCTGTCCATACCAGTATAGTTCCTTTTGCAGGTTTAGCACACCTTATTTCACTACCACCAGCAATTCTTTGAGAGCCCGCAGAATTAGTAACATTAGGAGCCCATGAATTATAATCTTCTTGATCTGACCATCTTATAAATAAATTATCTTGAGTAGAACTATCACCTATAGTTGTTTCTGTACCCATACAAATTAAATGCCTGCTATCAGTAGAAACAACTGATAATATTGATGATGTTGGAGCATTTGCAATTAATTCAGCTCTATTACTAGATGATAATCCTCCTGAAGTGTCCCAATCATATGTTCCTCCATTTTTTTCTGTTAATATTAAATCTTCTCCCCAATTATTTAAAGACCATTGTCTCATATCTAAAACTACTTCTGTTGATGTTCTAGTAGTTCCCCACGTACTTTCTCCCCAAGTTCCTGCTCCCCAACCATAACCAAATGTTTGTACTGCTGGTCCTATATTTATTTCATATTGTATATCTGCATTAGAAGAAGTATTTACATTTGCATTTGCAGTACCGGGAGTTTCAATTGTATATGCGTTTGCATTATTAATTGAGACTATTTCAAATTCGTTTTCTAAATCTGTAGTAGTAATTCCACCTACATTTGCTGATACATTTGAAATAGTTATAAAATCTCCTAATATTGCTCCATGAGAAGTGTGATTTACAATAACATTAGAGCTTGTATTGGTTGTTGTAAATACCGAAGTTAATGAATTAGATTGTCTTATTGGTGTAATATCAGAGTTTGTTCCTGATTGATAAATATATACTTTTCTATCATTTCCTAAAGACTGATATCTTGTACCATCTAAAGATATCCATGAAAATATACAAGATGGTCTACCTACATAATAGTCATCACTAAATTTAGTCCAACCACCTATTTTTTGTGGTAAACCTTTTCTAAATCTAATCTTATCACAATCTGTCCATCTACCTTCCGCACCTGTTTCGGTGTTTTCTGTATCTAAACCGGGTAAAAAATTTAATTGAGTTAATGGCATAATTTTTGTATTATAACAAAATTATATTATAATTTAATAAATAATGAAAGTATCAATATATTATATCAAATGGTACTAGAATTACTATTTTTTTGATTAAATTTTATTAAACTTAAATTTTCTCTTTTTTTAAGGACTTTATCGTTTATTCCATCAAAATTACAATTCCATGAAATTATAATCTTTTTTTTAGAAGATTGTAAATAAGGTGCTCTGTGAATTAAAAATGATGGAAAAAATAAAATATCTCCTTCTTTACTATCTATACAAAAACTATTTTTTAAATTATCTGGATATAAAAATTGAGTTAAACTTGTTATATTATCTTCAGGTAATTCTAAATAATAAACACCTGTATAATTACTTCCATGAACATGCCAGTCGTGAATACTATTTTTTTTATATTGTTGAAACCAAATTTTTTCAATAGTTACTCTTTTAAAACCCATTTTACTTGCAAATATATTTAATTGACTATACATTGGAATTATAATTTTTTTTACCCACTCTCTTTTAAAATCATCTGCAACTTCCCAATCAAATTTTTCTATACTGTCTTTAGA